CGCAAATAGCAGGCTTGTCAAGTGCTTACAAGTATCGCAATGTCCACGCGGCTACGACTGCGAATATCACCATAAGCAATCCCGGAACGGATACTTTCGACGGTCACCAACTTACAAGCGGTCAGCGCCTTTTGGTATGGCAGCAATCTACTCAAAGCCAAAACGGTATCTATGTTTTTAACGGATCATCAAGCGCTTTAACTCGTGCAACTGATTCGGACGCATGGGACGAGCTTACAGGCTCTTTTGTCCATGTGGACGCGGGTACGACTTATGGCGATAAGAGATTTTATTGCACTTCAAATTCAGGCGGAACGCTTGGTTCTACGGCGGTCACTTATGTGCAAGATGAGTCAGGTACTTTGACTCCGAGCAACTTTGCAACTGAAGTCATACCAAGTGGAAATATTGACGGTTCGAATACGGCTTACACTTTGCCTGATACACCAACTGCAGGGACTTTACGCTTACATTTGAATGGTATGAGGCTAAGAAGCGGAGCGGGAAATGATTACACGCTTTCAACCAATACAATCACGATGGCGACGGCTCCAATTAGTGGAGATGTTTTAATTGCTGATTATTTGAAGTGATAAGATGCCTACAACAAAACTAAATAATGGCCAATTGCCTAACTCTTTTGATTCAAAGACAATTGGCACTAGTAATACAATCAATACGAATCTTACCAAACTTAGCATAGCAGGCGGGTCAAATGGTCAGGTATTAAGTACCGACGGCTCGGGAAATTTGAGCTGGTCTACGGCGGGCGGCGGTGTGACCGATGGCGACAAGGGAGATATTACCGTCTCTAGTTCGGGTGCTACTTGGACTGTAGATAATGACGCGGTAACTTATGCAAAAATTCAGAATGTATCAGCCGCTTCAAAACTTTTGGGCCGTGGTGATTCAGGTTCTGGTGATGTGCAAGAGATAACACTCGGCACGGGCCTAACAATGACGGGCACTACTTTGGCTGCGAGCGGTGGTGGTGGTGGATATCAAATCCAAATAGATACTTTTACTAGTTCGGGGACATGGACTAAACCCTCTTTTGCCAAAAGAGTAACAGTTTATTCTTTATCAGGTGGCGCTGGTGGAGGGTCTGGAAGAAGAGGAGCTACAACTGCTATAAGATGTGGAGGAGGCGGTGGTGGTGCAGCAAGTTATTACAGCATTACTCTTGAAGCTTCTGCACTTGGTAGTACTGAATCCGTTACTGTTGGAGCAGGTGGAAATGGTGGCGCAAGTCGCACTACTGATGATACTAGTGGCGCAAATGGATCAAATGGAGGTATATCAGGATTAGGTACTTTCCAAAATATTATAGAAAGTGATAGGCCAAGTGGCGGTTCAGGCGGAGGCACTTCCTCAACTGCAGGGGGCGGTACTTCTCCTCAACCTGTAAATTATTATCAAGTTCCTGTTGGCAATGGTCTGACCGGTACGAGCACTAATGGCAGTGATTTTACTTCAGATAGACCAGCTTTTATTAGCTTATCTGGAGGAGGAGGAGGAGGAGCTGCAGCTAATTCAACAGCAATGTCCGAAGGTGGTAGACATAGGCCTGCAAATTGGATGGCAAGCAAGCCTGCTTCTAATTGGAATTATGGAAGCCGAGGGTCTAATGGCGGTAATGGTGGCAATGGCGATAATAATCAAGCAGGGTTTTTATATTTCGGCTCTGCAGGCGGCGGCGGATCGTATAAAACTGGACAAGCAACTGGTGCTGGTGGCAATGGTGGATATGGTGCTGGTGGCGGTGGCGGCGCTGCTTCAGATAACGGTCATAATTCCGGAGCAGGCGGTAATGGTGGTGGTGGTTTAGTAATTGTTGTAAGTGAGGGATAACATGAAATACGCTTTAATTAATGCTAATAATGAAGTCGAAAATATAGTTTTATGGGACGGTGTTTCTGAAATTCAATGGCCTAATGGATGTAATGCAGTGCCTTGCACTGAAGAGCACGAAGCCGAGTGGTCTGCAAAATTTCCCGCACCAGAGCAAACAGAACTTAATCCAGAGCAGCAATTATTGCAGGCTCTTTTAGAAAAGTACGGGATTCCTACCAAGTGAGTCAATACAGACCCCGCTTAAACCATGAAGAGTACACGGCGGTGCTTAACTATCGGATAGGCAAAGGCTTTGAGCCGAGCCCTGAAGACAAGCCCGAAGTAGTTCCTGATTGGCTAAATACCTTTGAAGATGGACGCGAGGAGGTTTTACCCGTTTTGCGCATCCAAGGTAAGACGGCGGTCTTCAGTGATATTCACTTAGGCATCCATGACAAAGCGGCGCTTATTGCAGCGATTCAATATGCAAAACAAGACCGAGTAGAGAATATCATTTTAAACGGTGATATACTAGACTCGGCTCAAATCTCAAGGCACCCGAAACACGCTGATACGCCAAAATTCTTAAACGAGATCGAACTTGCAAAGCAGTTTTTAGAAGGCTTGAGGTCCGAATTCAAAGACCAGAATATCTACTTTAAAATTGGCAATCATGAAGACCGCTTGGAGCGGTACTTAATGCAGAATGCAGACGCGCTTGCTGGTTTAATTGATTTCCGCAAACTGCTAAAACTTGATGATCTTGGAATACGCTTTGTCGAATCTACGCAATTTATGAAAATAGAAAATACCTACATAGTCCACGGTCACGAAATGAAAGTCTCAGGCGGCGTAAATCCCGCCCGCGCTTTGATTCTCAAAGCCGCGGCTAATGTTGTTATGGGTCATGTGCATCGTACTTCTTTTGCATCTATCAAGAGCTTGGACGGTAAGTTTTACAAGGCATATACAATGGGATGCCTATGCAAGTTACGACAAGCATATATGCCACACTCAAATAGCAATCATGGTTTTGCAATCATTCAAGAGAATGGTATGGTAGATAATCTCTTTATTGAGAATGGAGTAGTGCAATGAGATTCAATGATGTACTAAATGCAATGATAATACTTGCAGTCTTGCTTATTATCGGCTTTGTTTCGGGGCTTCACGTAGGCCGTACGAGCGCAAAGCGCGTAACTGATACAATTACTCAAGTGCAGCTAATTGAACGCCCTGTAACGATTAGAGACTCAGTGCATACGAAGTCAGTTACTATCAAGACTAAGGACACTATTTACTTTCTTGATAAGCCTGTAATTATTCCTTGTGGAGATACTTCGTTTATCGCTCAAAGCGATAGCGTAATTACAGCGACTCGCGATACAATCAATATGGCTTTTGCCTATGCAAATCGCAAGGGTCACTTCTCACTTGTTTACCGCCCGCGCCCTGATTCAATTAAGGTAATTACTTTACCGACTGAAGTGAAAACCGAGAACAACTGGGGATGGGTTGTTGGTGCTCTTGGTGTTGGATTAGGTTTGGGAGTTTATTATGGCAGGCGCTGATAATCTCAAAGGACATAGCTTTAGAGACAAGCCCGAGCGTATCAATCGAAATGGTAGGCCAAAGGGTAGCATCGTGTATGTCAAAGACCTTGCAAAGATGGCAGCCGAGGAGCTATCAAAGCCCGGCAAAACAAAAGAAACCGTAGCTGGTGATATAATCGAAATGCTGATTCATAAAAAGATCTTGCTTAAAGAGGATATTACGGCAATGAAACTGCTAATGGAGTTGCTATCTCACATGGATAATCAAGTAGCAGAAAAAGGCAAAATGATAATTGAGTGGGGTTCGCAAAATGGATACAGTGATACGGATAAAACCGCATGATAAACAGCTTGAGATACTTCGGAATAGGAAGCGCTTTAATGTTGTTCGGTGCGGTCGTCGCTTTGGTAAGTCTTATTTGGCTTTTGCTTTGGCCCTTGAGAAAATGCTGGAAGTTGATGGGTCGTATGTTCTCTATACAGCGCCCTCATATACCGAGCTCTCAGGACGAGAGACCGAAGCACAGAATTTCTTTGCACCGCTTGGTGCAACTTACAAACAAGGCCAGATTAAACTAGGCCGTAGTACATTGGTTTTGCAAGGTATTTACCGGGCGGATGGCTTAAGAGGCAATAAGTTTCATAGAGTGATTTGCGATGAGTGGGCTCACTGCCCAAATGCTGAAGACGATTGGAACTTTGTATTAAGTCCGATGCTAGCAGATTATGAAGGAGATGCGTATTTCTTTTCAACGCCGAAAGGTAAGAATCATTTTTGGCAATTAGATCAGCTCTCCGAGACTATGTCAGACTGGCAATCGTTTCACTACTCGACATACGACGGCGGGCAAATCAAGATAAGCGAAGTTGATAGACAAAAGGAGCTACTACCGAGCTTGGTTTTTGCACAAGAGTTTCTTGCAGAATATGTCGATAGATCGGCGGCTAAAATCAAGCGCGAATGGTTACGCACGACAAACGGCCAAGAATGCACGGCGTATTACATTGGAGTTGACTTGGCAATCTCGCAAAAGGAAACAGCCGATTATACGGCAATCGTTGTAATAGGCACGACAAAAGATGGAGATGTTGTAGTAGTCGAAGCCGATCATTTTAGAGCGCAATTCCAAGAGATAGGCCGTAAGATCATGTCAGCCGAGCAAAGATGGAATGCAAGAGTAGTTGCAGTCGAATCAAATCAGGCGCAAGCTTGGATGGTGCAAGAGCTGAAACGCAATACTAAGATGAATGTCGTAGGTGTGAGAGCGGATCGAGACAAGGTTATTCGCTTTCAGCCAGTCGAGGCAAGATATGAACAAGGGCTTGTTTATCATGTCCCTCATATCAATCCGGACTTTACCGAGGAGCTGCTATCTTTTACGGGCACTCCACAAGACAAGCATGATGACTTTATTGACGCGTTGGGTTATGCCTTCAACGCTATTCGCAAAACTCCACAGATATATGTATGAGTCTACTTGACCAACTTAGAGATAGAATCGCGAGCGCAGTTGCACCGCGAAGAAACGACAGACCGTATATTCGGTCGGGTGGCTCTCGCAATATCGGTGCGACTCAAGTCGGTAACGAGTTAAGCGCCTCACTTCGAGGGACTGTTTTCGCTTGCTTGCAGCATAGAGCGAATGCTTTGAGCGGTATCAAGTTCGATGCATACAAAGAGCAAAATTGGGAAAAAGAAGAACTCGGACGCGGTCATTGGACTAACGAGCTGCTATCAAATCCTAATCCATATTTCACACGCTCGCAAGTTTTCGGATATATTGAAAACTGGCTTAGCATAAATGGCAATGCGTTTATATGGACTCCGACAAACGGCTATCGCGTGCCCTTGCAAATGTGGGTATTAAATCCGACAAGAATGCGAGTCATTAAAGGCGAGAATAACTTTATTGATGGGTATGTATATCAGTCAGCTCAAGAGGGCAATATAGCCATACCAGAGAAAGAGATTATTCACCTTGCTAAGCTCCACCCCGCCGCGCGTCCTGAAGAAATTATCGGTATGAATATCTTCGGCGTTGGTCTTGTTTCCGCCGCTTTGGAATATGCGAATATAGACCGCGAAGTTAGTGCTTATTTAGCTCGCTTGTTTGCTAATAATACAGTCCCGCCGCTTATTGCAAAGTTCCCAGAAAGGTTTGACCAAGATGAATGGCAAAAGCTGAAAAGCGCTTGGAATGAAGAACTACCAGACTACAAGCTACGAGCTTTGCTTGGAGGTGGAATGCAATTAGAACTACCGCCGAAAGGCGAGCTATCGGTAGGCTATGACTCTGTTAGCAAAGATGTAAGATCTCAAATCGCTCAAGTCTTCGGCGTGCCTCCTGGGATGCTTGATGGATCATTCCAAAACCGAGCGACTGCAGAGGTTCAGTTTGCAATCTTTAGACAAAACACAATCGATCCCGAAGCACTCTATATTGCTGAAGAATTTACACGCCATTTCCGTAGATGGGAAGAGGATGTACTTATCCAAGCGCAACCTTATGAATATGCAGATACCGATGCTGATATGAGGCAAGAAGAGTTCGAGCTTAAGTGGGGAATTAAGACGATCAACGATGCAAGAGGCGAGCGCGGATATGATCCTATACCTGAAGGCAATACGCCGCTTATTGCTAATGGTTTTGTCCCGCTTCAAAGCGCCGTAAATCCCGCTCCCGCGCCCGTGGTGGCTCGAAAACTCTTAACAAGGACAAATCCTAAGCTCCCTATCGTTACAGCCGATGCAAAGAACTTGTTTTGGAGAAACTTTGACGGCATAACCGAAGCGAATGCAGGTAGCCTCGAGAATGTAGTTGAGATGATCATAGCTCAAATCAAAGAGCAAGTCTTTCAGCTTGCAGATGACGGCGTGTTGACTCTTGCAACTGTAGATGTTTCACCCGAAGACCTTGCGGAATATGATGCAATCATAGCAGAGGCCGCAAATCAAGTAGCTACCGAACTCTATGCGACTCTTGCAATCGAGGGCGGCGTTCCTCCGACTGCAGAGGTTATCGCCTTGGTCGAAGAGTCAAGCGCTCAAATCCGAGATTCAATCGGAGTTATCAAGCAAGAAGTACAAGCGACTCTCACTGCAAACGCTGGTAAGGATAAAGACGAGTTATTCAAGATTTTGAATACCAAGTTCGACTCTTTGCAAACAAGCAGAGCGCGTGCGATTGCGAATACGACCGCCGCAAATGTGACAAGCGGAATGCAATACGCCGTATATAAAGATGAGGGTTTTGAGATGGTATGGCTTACACAAAGAGACGGCCGCGTAAGACCCGCTCATGCTGCTTTGGAAGGCTCGACTCAAGGAGCCGACGGATATTTTACGGTAGTGACTGAAGTTCGCGATAAAGAAGGCAATATCATTGAAGTCAAAACCGAGAAAGCGCAGCGCCCGCTCGGATCAGGTCTAAGCGCTTCAAATGCAGTGAACTGCAGATGTCAATTATTCCCAGTTGAAAAGCAATAAAAATAAAGGTTTAATATGAATTTAATAACACGCGAGCTGAACCTACAACTTAGGGACGGCTACGAAATGGAGGAAGGCTACGAAGAGAAAGAGAATGATCTCTATACATTTGTAGTATCAACTCCCGAAGTAGATCGCTATGGGACTATCATAGTTCCAAGCGGAATCGACTATCAAGCATATCTAAATAATCCCATAGTCTTAGCACAGCATGACTCGGATGAGTGGCCTATCGGTCGCTGCTTAGGATTTGCAATGAACGGCGAAAACCTAGAAGCTACAATTCAAATTGAGTGTATTACTGAAGAAGGCAAGAAACTCAACAAGCTAATCAATGCAGGTTTTGTAAAGGCCGTATCAGTTGGTATCATTCCAAACGAATACGAAGAGCAAACAATCGACGGTCAAAAGGTAACTGTTTACACAAAGTCCGAGCTTGTAGAATTTAGCGTTGTTTCAGTTCCTGCAAATCGCCAAGCATTGCTTAAGAAATCAATCAAGACTTTACTCCAAGATTCAATTCAAAAATACAAAAAGGAAAGTAGAATGTTAACCCCAGAGATCGAAGCCAAGATCAAAGACGAACTTCTTCCGGCAATCAAGGAAGCGTTTGTTAATGAGGTAATTAATCTCGGCTTTTCACCTGAAGAAGCCGAAGCATCCGTAAACGCTTTTATTACTGCAGGCGTTCCTCCTATGCTAGCAGTTTTGCAAGGCGAAGTCGCACCCGAAGTAGCCGAAGAACCAGCCGCCGCCGAGCCCCCAGTCGAAGTGGTAGCCGAGTCCATCGAGGCTAGTTTCGAGGTTCCTGAAACTCGCGTCGGTAAGAAAATTGCAGCTTCGACACAAGCGCAAATCAGTGAAGGTATGGATATGATTCAAAACGGTTACAAGATTATCAAATCTGCAGTAGCCGGCGAAGCAGGCCGTTCAATTACTTTGAACATGCCTAAAAAACTCAACACAGACGAATTACTCAATTTAATCTAAGGATATTGCATAATGGAAAACATTATCGTAACAAAAGACCAACTGAAAGAAGTTGTTGACCGCAAAGTTGCTGATCAACTTCGCTCACAAAAGCCAACAAATAATAACGGCTTTGTAACTATCAAAGCAGATCATGATGCACGCCGTGACCAAGCACGCGTCGTAGCGGATTACATTCTTGCAGTACACAAAGGACGCGACGGCGTTGCAGATGAAATTGCACGCAAAGCAAATGAGAAGTATTTGACAAGAGCAAACTTCAATACAGGCACAACTGCACAAGGTGGCGCGGCCGTTCCTCAGTTTTGGGTAGAGGAAATCATGTCTTTTGCAGATCAGTACGGATATGCAAGAGCACTCGCGAAAATCTATCCGATGCGCGGTAAAACAGAGAACTTAGTATCAAGCGGCGCGTTTACAGGCGCGGTGGTTGCTGAAGGTTCTGGCTTGACTTTGACTGACTCAGCAAACTTCTTTACAGCGACTGCAATGACAGCCCGCAAAGTAGTTGCAGGTGCTATCGTTTCTGAAGAGCAATTGCAAGATGCAACCCCTGCATTCTTGGATTATGTTGTAAATGGATTGGGTCGCGCTCTTGCTGAAACAGAAGACAAGCAGTTCTTCAATGGTGATGGTAATGCCCCTAACTTTACAGGCTTGACTGGTATCGCCGGAACTACAACAGTTCGCCAAGGTGGTGCTAATAACTCTGGTAAGGATACATTCGGAGAAATCTCTTGGACTGACCTTTGGAACTTGCGCCTCGGTGTAAATTCTGGCGTTGGTGCTAATGGTGTATTCGTAGTGCCTCAATCAGTATTCGGATTCTTGATGAAAGAAACAGCAGGCTCCCGCCCTGTTTATGATCAAGTAAGACCTATCGAAATTACATCCATCGGCTTAACAGCTCTTGCAGGTAATTCATACTTCACTCCAACAGGCCGCCCGATGCATGTCGTACCAGATGCACTCTTCCCAACGAGTGCAGCGAATACAGCATCTGCATTCTATTGTGACTTTAATCAGTTTACAGTTATGGGTATCCGCGAGGATGTAACTGTTAACGAATACAAAGAGTATTTCGGTGCGACTGGTTTGGGTGGTACACACCAAAAAGGTATCGAAGTTGTCGAGCGCGTTGCTTTCGCATTCCCAGCTCCAAGTGCTATCGGTGTTCTCAAAACTTCAACAACCTAATTAGGTGATTTATGCTCGTAGATGTAATTCTAATCGAGCCGTATAAAGGTGTTTCGGCAGGGTATGAGACTTCTCTCCCTGCCGA